TTTACTAATTTAGAAATTAAGACCAATGGAGATTATGGATCTTGTTGCGAAACTCCCGGACATTATTTTTATCGAGATAAATCGAAAATGAACATATTATATGATAGCGCAATAGATGCATGGAAAAGCAAGGACTACGAGTCATTTAGAAAAGATTTTTTGTCTGGAAAAAAACCAAGTCATTGTGATTTTTGTTGGAAATCTGAAAATGCAGGCTTACCTAGTAAAAGAACACGAGAGTTAAAACAACCCATTGCGTTCACTACAGACTTTTTTAATATCCCAAATAGTCCGGTCACAGTGGATTTGAAAATAGGATTTAGTTGTAACAGCAAGTGCAGAATTTGTCACTATGGCAGAAGTAGTGCATGGTACAAAGAAGATAAAAAATTTGGTGTGCAGCGACCAAAATTACATGAAATAGATTACACATTTAAAACTACTAGTGAGTTTTGGAGAGACTTTGGAAAAGAGTTAAAAGAATTAAAAAGTTTAAAACTTATAGGCGGAGAGCCTATGTTAGATACAAAACATATTGCATTATTAAAAACTTTACCAAAAAATATAAGTATATCTTATAATACGAATGGTACAATTTATAATGATGAGTTGGTTAACGAGTTATTAAAATTCCAAAAAGTTACACTAGTTTTTAGCATAGATAACATAAATGAAAAATTTAACTACGAGAGACACAGCGTAGTAAAGTGGAGCACAGTAGAAGAAAATATTGAAAAATACAATAAATGCAACTTCGATCTACATCTTCACTGTACTGTAAGTATTTTTAATGTATTAGATTTAGATGATGTTGCTCAGTTTGCATTAGATAACAACCTAAAAGTAAATTTTAGTTTTTTATGGGATCCTAAATATTTTAGTGTGTATAATATTAAAAATACTGATTATGTAGTAAAAAAATTACAAGCAAGTAAATTTGAATATGTTCAAAACCTTGCAAATAAATTTAAAGATAATATATACTACGGACTTGAGAAAGAACTCGTAACTGAGTTAGATATTATTGATGCAAGACGCAACGAAAACTTCAAAGAAACTTACCCTGAGATGGCAAAAATTATGAGTTTATAAACTGTTGCAAATTTACAAAATGGCAGCGTCTTAGGTCTAAGCTCTAGAATGAGACCTATAATCGTAAACAACGCCGTCTAACCATTTTGTAATTAGGCCTTGATCTGTCAAATATCCATATGACATTATAATATCTTTAATATTGTTAGAAAAACAACCTGCCTCTAACAGTTCATACCAGGTGCTATTAGCAGCAAAAGGATCTCTATTTTTATAAGTAATAATTTGTATTAGATCTTGATGCTTTTCTTTCTTAAGATAAAAATCATCACAATCAAATCCACATAGTGCTAGTAAATAAATTAGCTGTGTCGCAGTAAAAGTATTGAATTGATGGTCGTAGGTATAATTTTTAAACCTGCCATAATTTACATTAATTGTAGAAGGCACACACAGATACAACATACCATTTTTAGTCAGTGTATTACTTACTGATTGAAGTATCTTTAATGGAGAATGGCAATACTGTAGTACATCATGACACCATATCACATCAACTTTTTTTCCTATAGGTATTTCATAATCTAAATTAAAATCATGCTGTTTAAGGGTAACATTTTTATTTTTTATAGCTACTGCTTCAAGGTCAGAATTAATTTTATCTGAAAGTCCAATACAATTAATGTCCAAACGTTTTGGAGTATCTTCATCACCGTCTTCTAGACTAGCCCAGTAGTTAAGATCAAATCCACTGCCACATCCCAAATCAAGTAAAGATTTAATACTTCTCTTGAATTCAATAAATTCGTTTAGTTGTTCTAATGTTTCTAGACTGTGCTGATGACTTTGAGATGCGTCACTAAACATTATAACAATATCACATCTTGTATGTTATTATGATTGGCAATATTGGTCAATACAGTTTGTTTGTCTTTATACTCTAATTGCGCCAATTTAATCCTACCAGTTGTTAATCTAGGATCTTCAGCAGTGTACCCTATATTTTTAAAATATTCTAAGTTGTTTAACAAATACTCTTTATGGATCTTTTGTTCTTGTATACCAGAAGTCTCATAAAAGTTTACTACAAAATCAACACTATAATGTAAATTTGGAACAAAATCATGATGATATGTGTCGTTATCAGTCGAGAGGCTTTCTAAATTTTTTCCTACATCTGCATATAATGTGTAAATGCCACCGAAGTCAACTTGATTAGTAAAAAGTTTGTAATCTTCTGAGGTAAATTTTTCTGTTTTAGGTAAATCGAACCATACACATCTAATTCGGGGATTCCTGCCATGACTCTCAGCTCTATGTACAGCCTGATTAATACTACTCAAAGCCTTCCTAAGTTCTGGAAATTTATTAACTAGCAAATCATTTTCCCACATATCAAGTTGTCCATGACGCAATTCAAAAACACTATGAATGTAATTTAAGGTATCTTGATCTTCTATAGACGCAAGATGTCGATCAAATATGCGTTCATATTGATTACAAAAATCTATACTCGTGTTTATTTCCTCTACAATGCGTTGATTTGACCAGTCATTATTAAGATTATAGAAGGCCTGGGGTTCACTAATACTGTCTTGCCTTTGCTTGCAATGAAGATAACGGTTCACCCATTTGGGTAGGAAAGAACTAGCAACTAAATTAAAGATTAAATCATATGTTTGTGTATAATCTTCTTTTAAGCTAAGTCTAATAATTATCTTATTATACTTGTACATCTTCCATACCAGCTGTGCGTAGCCTTACTATATGGCCGCTCATCCATTGCTTGCTATCCAAACCCTTCATGATACCCAACCACTTATTTCGTAGTAGGGCTACTTCATTAATGATAGTTTCAAAGCCTACCACCTCATCTTCACCATCAACATACTTCTCAGCATCTCTGCTTGTTAGAGCACGGGGATAGTTTTCCAAGTATTTAACAAAGTGTTTGCGTCGTATCTTACGTAGTTGTATGTTTAGATGGTTCAGCACTGCTTCAACTTCTTGTAACTGATTGAAACGTATCTCAGTGATAGCAGGAAGTTCCTTAATTGATTTTTCAACCAAGCCGTGTATGCCTATTTCTCTACGGGCTTTCTCTAGTTCAGATTCATAGTGTAGTATAAAGTCCGGGATGTTTGAAATATCTGAAACAACTCTACTATACCAGTTAGCCATAGTTTATTATATACTCCTTATTTCATTAGTCAACCACGGAAAAACTTCTCTCCAATTTAAGTTTCTTCTTCTATCAATCTCATCTAATAGTATTGCTAGTTGATTTATTTTTTTCTGATCGCGTACAGTATTACTTAATTGTGTACGTATACCATTCATATAAAGTTTTACTTGTTTGTCTTCCGATGTCAATTCTGGCATAACATTTAGGATATTATTCATGTCTTCTTCCCAAAATCCTGTCCCAAATATCTCCGGGTGTAACAATGGATTTTGTCCCACAACTAACCCAAAATGATGACCAATATGACGCGTGTCATCAGAAAATGATTTGATATAAGATATAGCTTCTGGTGCTGTTTTTAATGTAAGTGATGTAACCGTTTGATTGAAAGTAAGATAGATCCATTCCTCACCAACAACATGTTCAAAGTTACGTTTAAACAGGTTTAAATCTATACCAAATCTAACATATTCTTGCTCTGGGCCCATGCAATCAATACTACAGGTTAGATCAAAACGTCCTAAACATTGCATGTCCACTAGCTGCTTTATATCAGCGATGTATGCTCTAAATTTATCATGATCTATATTTAGATTGCTAACGATGTTAAATTCTAGATTAGGGCATGGATGTTCCTTAAACCATTCCAGTGCATAATCAAACTGTTTTTGATAAAAGGGTTCACCGCCTAAAAAATGGAAACGTTTGATTCCTTTACAGTTACGTTCCATGTATTCCCAAAATTTTGCTGTTAGTTTTGGTAAGTTATCTACTGGTTTTGCACGGTTATCAATAACTACACCGTTGTTTTCAAAACGGCCAAAGCGTTGATTTTCACTTCTAATTTTACTACTAAAACCGTCCCAGCAGTATATACAACTAAGATTACACACGTTATCGAAATAAACTTCAACTATTTTTGGATTTACGACAGTAAGTGTTTGATCTTCATCCAATTCACCTGGATAGGTGTTTGGTATCGTACTGTGGAACATTCTATCGCTTGTTCCGCCGGCGTCTTCAATTTTTTTACAATACTCACAACCACCGGTGGGCCATTTGCCTTCAAGCATAAGTTTTCTGTCTGCAAGCTTCTTTGGCGTATTATGAAAGGTGTCAAAATTTTCAGCATTAATAGTATCGGATTTGACTCTATGACAGCTACTAGTGGTACCACTATATAACCTAATAGTACTCCATGACCATTTTAATGGGCATGCTGGCGTAGTTGTGATTGGAAAGAACTTATCCTCCATCACCATCCCTCGTTTTCTTCTTCCTCTTCGTATTCGTCTACTGCGCCATCTAATAATTCATCAACTGCTATACCTAAGTATTTGTCAGCATTAGCTAGTTCTTGTAAAGTTTCGTCATCAATACCTAGATCAATTAGTTCATTGATCCAATGGTCTGCTGCCTGCTGCTTATCTTTAATATACTGACTAAGAATAACCCAAGTGTCTATAAGAATTTCAGAATCCATATTATTCCTCTACAACCTCTAGCTCGTCTTGTTCAATTTCTTCTTCTAAAGGTTCATCTTCGGAATTACTTATCAAACCATTTGAAATATCATTCATAATGATTTCAAGTTTTTCACCGGTCCAACCTTTGCGGAACTCTAGTAATTCTTCGCCGGCGGCTGTAGTATACTTTAGACGATTACCTTGTTTAACAAGTAGCTCTTGCTTTTCAAACATATCAAGCAATCCACTGTAGGGATCCATTCCTGACTCGTAAGGAATCTTAACCTGTACGCCTTCAAATGGCTTTGCATAGCGTGTTTTCATAACCTTACATGCTGCACGAATACCACGTACATCACTTACCTTGTTACCATCTTCATCTTCTTTGAGCTTGAGCTTACGCATTGCAACAACAATACTTGATGCGTAAATAAAGCCTTGTCCGCCTGAGATCTTATCGTCTGGGTCAAACATGTCCTGTGATGCATATGTGTGGTTGGTACACACCATACCAACGTTATAACTACCAATCATGTTAACTGTGTTACGCACAAGAGCTGTTAGTGCTTTGGGCTTACGACCCATATCACCTTTCATATCACCTCTATCGAACTGATCAACATCTGTAGGAGTTAGTAGCATGCCTAGGCTATCAATAACAAACAGAACCTTTGGACGGTCTTCTTCTGCCATAGCACGATAGTCTTTCATAAACGTACTAATAGTCTTAGCAACGTCATCAATCATGCTCATGCTTAGTTTGAGTAGTTTGCTTTCATCTGTGTCAACACCTAGTGCCTGTAGCCATGCTTCGTCTAGAGCGTTCTCACTGTCAACTAGTACAACAAAGATACCTTGCTCTTGGGCGTTCTTAACAATGTTAGCACTAGCAAAATAACTCTTACCGGCGCCGCTCTCGCCAGCAAACACTGTAACCTTACCCATTGGTACACCCTTGTGGAAATCACCACTGATAAGATAGTTTAGTGCATAGTTACCTGTGCTGATCCAGTCAGTTGGATCATGAAACCCAACACTGAGTCCATCAATACTTTTTGTAATATCCTTACGGAACTTGCTTACGTCAAAAGGTTTTGATCCCATTTCTAATCCTCTATTATAATTTTAAAACTGTTATTTCTATTATTGTAAACTATTTGTCTATACTCTGTCAGTCTATTTTCATAGTCTACTAAATTTCCTATGTTAAGAAAATCTCCGGATGGCTCTCTATTTAATTTTTTACACCAGTTAGTATATTCTTTACTTAGTGGTATAGTCTGCGGACGAGCAAGACTAATATCAACAACTCCTAATAATTCGTTGTATGTATTCTCATCATTATATTCTAATTTGTCGTCTGAAGTATTAAATTTATTATACAGCGTCCT